CGTCCAAGAGCAGCGAAGCCTGTCACGATGACTGGCTCAACACCCTCGGGAAGCTGTGGCATTTTCCCACCCTTACGGAGCAGGAATAGACGACGACGCACGAATGGCAGCTGGAAGTCTTGGGACAGGACCGAGTAGATCCCGCCTAGGCTGTCATCAAGTTCTTGTGCAATGAACCTGACCTCTTCTGCAGTCACACGCTCGGCGTTACGCATGACCTCGGCGTTGATCATGAAGGCGTGGGCCAGCTGGCTTCGTAGGCCGTCAACCACAGCCTTTGCGATCTGCATGTCAGCTGCTTTATCCAACCGAAGGGCCGTCACGTCAGCTGCGTTGCCAGCCTTAACGTCTCCGTTGTTGGCAGTGGCAATCGTTTTTGGGTTGGTGGTGCCGTTAGCGTTAACCAGCCAGACAACCTTCGCAGCGTTTAGGGCTGCATCCCTGATCGCCTTGGACAGAACCTCAAGACTTTCGAGGTCGCCTAGGTACATCTCGACGTAGCCTCGTCCATAGTTCTCACCGTCCACACGCATGAAGCGTAGGAACAGCCAAGGGTTGCCATCCTCTGGGACATTTCCCTCGGACCCGGCTACCTTCTTGCCCATGATCTCCTGATACCACTTCACCCGGTCACCCTCGTAGGTGATGTGGGTGTAGACTTGGACGTGGCGGTCAGGTGACGCACCAGCAGCGATAGGGGCTGCATCGACGATAGACTTTGCTGCACCTGTAAGAGACGATGGGGCTGTGTCTTCGCACAGGATGCCCTCAAGCATGTTCCCCTCAGGGTCACGCGAGACGACATACTTGTTCAGGTTGTAGAGCTTGCTGCTCTTCTCACCGATATGGAGCAACACGTTCCCTGTGATCGACAGGTGCTTGAGCGCTTCAAAGACAACGGTGACATCTCCAGCGTTCTCTACTGCACGTATGGCAGCGCGTTCAATTACACCGAGGCCTTTCTCGACCTCAGTCTTTAGAAGCGCTGTTTCCTCTGGATCAGCGTTGGGGTCTTGTTCACCCTGCGCTTCGATCAGGTCAATGTTGAGCTTGAAGAACGGTGTGTTCGTCGGCAACAGGGACAAGACCATCTTGGCCGCGAGAGTGTTGACCCCTCTGGCCCCCATAGACTGCACAGGATCCACGATCTTCTGGCTTGATGTGTGCTGTTGGTCCTTCATGAAGATCGTCGGGATCGTCAGCTTTGCACACTTGTCACCACGGTCTACGAAGTGGGTACGGTCTGGCGTAAGCTGGTTGTATCGGGCTTGAGCTGTGCCAGTAACCGCGAGTGTACGGTCGTCTGAACTCGCTGTTGCGCGGTTATCTTCTGGCATGGCTTTATCACCTTGGGATCTGGAGTGCGGACGACACGGAGTCTGGGATGTTAAGGTTCACCCGTAGCGCCTGCATGTCGGTCTTCTTTTTCGAGGCAGAGCTTCCGGCCCCGTCAGACTGTGCCCCGGCATACGAGATGCTCTGGGCTGTCTTCGAGGCAGAAGGCGGTGCCTCAGGTGCAGGTGGCGGCGCGTCTGGTACGATTGGTTTTGGCATACACATTTGTGCTACTCCGGTTGATGTGGGTCTTCATTCTGCATCTCGTATGTCGCACGCAGGTGGCGGATAACCTCGACCTGACCGTACACCTGTGCGGCGTTTGCGGTTGGGCTTGGGCACCGATCTGGGAAGGCGCTTTCGAGGTATCGCAGAAGAGCTGGGTCAATGGCTGGGCATCGGATTTCCATAAAAAGGTGTTCCTGTGCTATGGTGGTGGGCAATGGTGTCCTAGATGCGCTGGCCTTTGGCGATCATGCCCCGCATCCGGTGGACAAAGAGTTCGATCTTGTTCAGATCATAGAGAGGGTCGATGCCTGCTTTCTCACCGATGCGGTAGAGAGCCTTGAAGCAGTTGCCTCGTGCGAAGCTCATCTCTTTGGCCTCCACGAGGTCGTTCAGTTCAGTGGCATCTTTGGGCAGGTAGTAGTAGCTGGAGCTACCACCGTCGCTGCACACTTTTGCTGTTGGCTCATCGTCCCCTAAGGGCAGTCGGAGTTGGGTTTCCATAGGATCACTTTCTTGTTTTCAAGGTCATAGTCTGAGGCGCGTAGGATGCGAGCAACACGGGCCTGTCGCATGGCTTCCTCTTCCCCGAGACCCGCAGCGGTGAAGTGTGAGACCACTGCGTCCCAGATGTTGTCGAAAGGCTGGCTCACCCAAGAGGACACTTCGGTCCCCTTACGCGGCCCTGACTTGAGCACGCGGGTTTCCTGAACCTTGCCAGTCAGGTTGGCGATGATGTCCCGAGCGGTTTGTTCACCAATGCCGGGGCACCCTGCGTATCCGTCCGTCGCATCCCCCATAAGCGTCTGGAGCATGTGGTTCGCGTTGGCTGTTTCCTCGTCAACCACGGTGACGTCGTAGGCCCCCACAAGCTCTGCCCCATCATCGCCAACGATAGCGCGGGTGCGGACGTAGTTGCATGGTATGGTCTTCATGTCCTTGTCGATGGAGACAATGACCCGCTCACCCTTGTGGGGCATGGTGGCGAGGATCCCCATGAGGTCGTCACCTTCCAGCCCCGGCATGACTTTGGCGTCGTGGTGCTCGATCAGGTAATCCTTGAGCAGCATCAGGACCAATGGCTTGCGGACAGTCTTGCGGTGGGTCTTGTAGGTGGGCAGGACGTCAACACGGAAGTTGTGATGCGGGTCGGTCAGGCAGAGGATCGCCTTGTCAGCGTCCAGCTTTTCCTTGATGTCGTCGATCATCGTAAGGGCGCGGTCAACGACCTGATCGAAGCAGACGTTCCACGTCCAGTATCCGGGGGACCACTCGGTGGCCATCTCCAGAGACGACGCGGCCTGATAGGCAACCACGTCTGCGTCAATGAGCAGTGTGCGTTTGGTCACACGGCACCTCCGATCAGCCCACGCTGGCAGAATACAGCTGCGTGCTCCAGCCACATCCACACGTGTTCGAAGCCGTTGGTGTCAGTGAGGATCGCCCCATCAGTGTAGACCTTTGCGGCCATTGCATGTGAGGTGACGTAATCCATGAAGGCCTGTGGGGATAAGCAGTTGTTCATTTTATCTCTTTCTGTAGCCTGCATAATCACAGTAGGGATCATCAGGTTTGAGGGTGATGGTGTCGCGTCCAACAAGCATGGTGGCTGGGATTACCCAGAGCCTGTTCAGGTTCACGACAGCGAGCTGGTCATACCGATCATGGGGTTCTTGCCCCTCGTCGGACCCGAGTGAACGCACACGGATTGCCTTGCCCTCACCAGCCGTCGTCTTGACTTGTACGCGCTTGAAGCCGTGAGGGGTCTGGGCGATGAGGTCCACCCACCCGGCCTGAGCCATAGGGAAGTACACTGGATACCCAGAAGCGAGATAGAAGGAGGCGACAAGGTGTTCCCCTGCCGCCCCCAAGTAGTGTGAAGGTGTACTGCCTGAATGATCAGTGAGTTTCAGACCAGTTGCTACCGTACTTGTAGTCTGCCGCAAGAGCACAGCGGAACCCAAGGATCTCGCCAGCTTCTCGGGCAGACTCTTTTGCTGTTTCTCCAACAACGTCTTCGAGTCCTTCCTTGACTAGAGTTTGCACCTCGTCGTGGATGTGGGCGACAATTAGGAAGTCCACCCCAGACACTAGGCCTTTTGCCACCAGCTTGTCGTAGAACAGGATGGTCATCACCTTGACGGCGATGGCACCTGCGGACTGGAGCATGGTGTTTAGGGCTGCGTGTGCGTGACGGACGTGCATGGTCCCGCCGTCGATGGCCGTGAGACACTTGTCCTTCTTGACCGAGGCAGCGATCCTCTCACGCAGCAGCTTAAGTGCTGGTGTACGGGCGAGGAACTTGGCGATCAGGAGCTTGCCAGCTTTGATCTTTGCGGCGGTTGACCCCTTAGGCAGCACGATGTCACCGATCATCTCAGGCCCTGCCCCATAGAGGTAGGCGTAGATGAAACGCTTGGCGACTTTGTTACGTCCGAAGTCGTGCTCTGGGATGTGCTCGTCGTACTCTTCATCCTCAGGGATAAGGCCGAGAGCCTTGGCATTGGTGGTGTGGATGTCCCCGTCGAGGACCACCTTGATGTAGGCCCCACCGTCGAAGTACGACATATAGTGAGCGAGGCACCGCAGCTCCAGGCCAGAGGCGTCCCACCCAAGCAGGACGTAGCCGGGTGTGGAACACATGAGGCTTCGAAAGTCTTTACCGAAGGGCACGTTGTTCGCTGGCAGCTGCGCCATGTTTGGTGACGTGTGGGTGCATCGCCGGGTCACTGCGCCGTTGGTGTTGACGTTGCCGTGGATCCGACCAGACTTACCTGCCGGGATCAGACCCCTGCCCCCTTTGCCCTCAAGCATCCCTAGACGTTTCTCCAGCAGGAAGTATTCTGCCAGCAGCTTGGCCTCAGGGTACTGGAGCTTCTTGAGCACCTTCTCGTCGATGTTGGGAAGGCCTGTGTCGGTGAAGGTCTTTGGCTTCCACCCGTACTTCTCCTTCAACCACCTTGCGATGTGCTGCCGGGATGCCGGGTTGAACGTCACGGTATTGCGCTTGGTGAACAGCTCACCCTTAACGTAGCCTAGGGTCTTGTTGTTGACCTTTGGCATGAACTCAGTGACGTCTTCCTTGGGAGGGAACGCCTCCAGCAGGATGCCCTTAAGCTCGGCGTGGCGGCGCATCAGTCTGCGCTGCAGGTCAGAGGCTTTCTCCCGGTCGAAGGGGAAGCCGTTGCGTTCCATCTCGGCTAGGATCCAAGCGAAGTCACGCTCGATAGCGAGGGCCTGTGGTGAGTACCCGTGGCTGTCCAGCTTTTTCAGGAGCTTGTCCGTGACCACGACGTCCTGCTCACAGTAGCTCTGCATCGCCGGGTTCCAGACGCCCCAGACGTAGGTGACCAGTTCCTCTTTGGTCGGCTCTGGTAGGCCTCTGGCTTCGTGTTCAGCCTTAAGCGCTGCCTCTCGCTCTTTCTTATAGTCACCCTTCCACTCACCGAGGCGATACCCCCATGCCTCTAGGCCGTGGGAGCCAATGAGATGGCCGGGGAAGCGGATCTTGAGCTGGTCCTTTACCCATACGGCGAGGTCGATGGCCCAGCCCTCAGGCATCGGCGTGTCGTCTTCACCGCCGTCCCAGTCTGCTGGCTCGCGCTTGGTTTCTGGTGGACGCTTGGCGCGTATCCTGTGTGTCAGCTTGTCCCGCAGAACGAAGTCCCGGTCGCGTATGTCTGGGTAGATCAGACGTGACATCAGCAGGGTGTCGATCACCTTCTGCCGATCAAAGATCACATCGTAGCCAGCCACAGCAAACGCTGGCACGTCGAACTTGATACCGTTCTGCCAGACTGTGGTGTCAGCATCAGCCATCAAGGCTATGCCGTCTCGTATTGACAGCACCGTGTAACCCAGCGGGGACACGTACTCAGGGTGATCACAACAGGACCACCCCTCGCCAGTATCACGGTCGAGCAAACACAGTGAGTGGATGGTCGTCATCGTATCAAGGAGACCGTCAGTCTCAATGTCGCAACTTAGAACTCTTCCCATTGCTTGGCACTCCGCATAGGTTTGGACACAGGTTTAGAACGGGCTGCCGTTCACGTGGGTTTGGATGCAGCCGCAGAAAAAGCAATGTTCACCAGCTTCTGCTTCTGTATTACAGCCGACGATGAACTCACGGATACGCATAAGATCAGACAGCGGTGCCGAGGTCATGAGAACAGTGAACTCTCGGATGACGCGGGTCTCTTCATAGTGTGAGCTTGAGATGACCTCTGTATTCGACTTTCGTTCCATCTTGAAGTCAACGTGGGCCACAGTATTTTTATGGCTATACGGATCATCGTCCCGCATTTTGATGTAGTTCGCTTGTGACATTACTGCGATAGAGATTGTTGAAGAGCGTGGAGACAATGCACGGTCATACCGCACCACCCCAAGGAAGCGTTCAGTGTTCTTGCTGTCGTATACTTTGAGCATAGCCATGTGTGTTTCCAATCAAATTAAAATGGAGTGTCTTCGCTGTCGTCCCCGAATGGGTGACCGCCATAGGCAACATTGTCGGCTCTCTCTAGGAGCTTGCCCGTGTCGTGGTCGTAGCCGAGGTTGAATGTCTTACCCGTGGACTGCCCGGTCACCCGGTCCTTGAGGCAGCGGAACACCGTAGTGGTCCTGATGTCCTCGTCCTCGTTCTGCTGGTCACGCTCCAGCCCGTACATATGATGGCACCAGTACCCAATGGATCTGGATCCTTTGAAGTGCCGGATCATGACACGTCCACCTTCTTCATGCGGCTTTCCGTCAGGGGTGGCGAGGTGGCTTATGAGGCAGACCCAGATCGGCAGCTCCTTCACGATCCCACCTAGGCGGGCCATGATTGTCTCAAGAGCTTTCCGTTCGTCGTCCTCCTGTGCAGCCAGAGCTGTCAGGTGATCCACATAGAAGATCTGCACACCCTCTGTGTGGTAGAGGTAGCGGATGAAGTCTTCGACGTTGTCATAGTCTGCAGAACCGAAGTGGTCGTACATGAACAGGCCGTCTTCTTCTTCGAACTTGTCAAGACCCTCCATCAGTTCAGCTGATGTCCAAGGGTTTGTCTCTGGGTCCGATGGGATGTGGAACTTACGACCCACGAACTTCCCGGCTAGGCGACGGCCAGTCTCTGCTGGCTGTTGCTCTAGGAAGATGGCACCCACCTTGAGCTTGAGGGTGACGAGGTCGTGTTCAATCTGCTGCAGGAGGAAGTCAGTCTTGCCGACACCTGTACCTGCACCGAGGGCGTCCAGCTCACCGAACTGTCGGCCATAGGTCGCCTTCGTCAGCCCCTTATGCCACCAAGACATCCCCGTCGTGATCTCGGTCAGGATCTCCTGCC